CGTTTGCCGTACATCTCCGCGACTGATTTCCAGAAGATTGCTTCGAGAATAGTGGAACTGCGGAATCGCTTGGTCTTTCGACGTAATTCAGACTTTGACCGCTCAACCCAATTCAGTACTGCCACTTCAAACAGGTTAGCCACTTAGAACATCTCCAACTCGCGAACATTAGCCAGTTTAGAAAACGCCCCGCTTGCCGCGTCTACCTGATCGTCATTATCACCATGCGGAAATGCGGTTAACTCATTGCGAAACGCGATATTCCAATCTGCTTTGAGTACTCTTACGTTCTGACCTTCACACTGGCTGGCAAAGGGATCGGCGCGAGTCTCCTTAGACTCCTTTGCCATCTCAGTATGAACGCTAAAGCCCGCCATGTCACGAATAATGTTCGCAATGACCTCTACGGCCAAGCCCGGCACTTTCTCAATCCAAGTTGGAATGACGCCATACTTATTGAGATCTGACTGCGCCGTGTCCTTCATCTTTTGATTGCGATCTCTTGGAGACCACTGACCGCGCTGGATATCTTCAACGTAGAAGAGACCGCCATGCTCAGCCATGAGACAGCCGACTGAGTAATCTGCCTTCGTACTATCACTACCGCCTAAATCCCAATAACGGACACGATTCGCGTCAACAGGAACCACGCTAACCTCGTGCGCGAGATCTGCAAGCTTGAACAGTCCGCCTTCCCTTGGTGCTGGTCGCTGGCGATAGAGCGCGTTCCAGTAGTAGGGACCAATGCGTTGTTGAATCTTTCTCAGCTTCTCAATCGGATACCGCTCAGGACATAACGCTTCCCCGACTACCCGATCATCAGGCTCAAGCGTGCAAGTGGGCGGGATCTCTATCGACTTCTCTTCCTTGATCGCCTCCAGACAGACAATATGCCAGTGCTCCGGCTCCTCGCCTGCCTCTTGAGCTAAAAGCCAGCCGGGGAGGTCTGATTGGTTCCAGCGAGTAGCTTGGAGGACTATCGCCCCATTTGGCTCCTCACGCGTGTAAAACGTTGACGGATACCAGTCTTGGTGATCTCGCTGGACTGCCTCGGACAATGCTTCTTTAGCGTTCTTAATTGGGTCGTCAATGATGCCGAGGTGAAATCCCTTGCCAGTAATAGGGCCACCAACACCCGCCGACCAGAGCCCGCCGCCTTGATCTGTCTCCCAATGCTTCACCGCTCGGGCTGATTCGCGCATCTCGCTGCCGCTGCTAAGGTAGTTGTCGCGAGAGTTACGTGAGAGGGTAAAGGCTAATTCTGCTGCGTAGGAATTGATACCTACCCAACGTTCCGGGAACAGGTTGAGGTAGTAAGCTGAGAATAAGCGTGAGAGTAGCTCCGACTTACCATGCCGAGGAGGAGCGAAGATCATCACGCGATTTAGCTCACCTTGAGCCAGGCGGATGAGCACTTTGGCTATCTTGATGCAGTGGGGATACCAGTTGAAACGAGGGTTAGCGATTGAGATAAAAGATTGGAAGCCTTCAAGACTTGGTTTAGTTAATCCTCCCTGCTGCCGAGTTCCCGTCGTTGCCGCAAGCTCCAGCCGATCCTGAATCGGCCACAAGTGCTTCATTCTGAGCGAGGGTGGCAAGTTTTGTAAGGTCGAGTTTGACTCCATCGGTTTCAGACTGCGCAAACTTGAGCCATTCTAGCGCATCTTTGTCACTTTGAAGTACGCCGTCTTTCATCTTGGATTTGAGTACTCGCATTGCCAGCCGCAATCGCTCTGCCCGTGAAGCAATACCTATCATTAGCGAGAGGCGATCTACTTCCGCTGAGAAGTCAGGATGATGTAGCCAGTTGAAGATGGTTTGCCGGTTGACCCCGCATTCTGTCGCCACTTCGTTTCTTGTAGCACCGGACGCAAGTAAAACAGCAGCTCGGGAACGTTGATCATTCCACGCAAAGTTCGCAGAAAGCCGAATGTTTGCCGAATGTTCTATTTGAGATCGCAGTACCGTTCCGTCGTTGTCAGACCAATCAAGGGGCGCATCCTTAGCATCGTCTAAACGCTTCTCTCCGTCAGGGTTTTTAACTAGATTAACAAGGTTTGGTAATGTCTTAATCCAGTACGCCTCCCGTTGAAACCGTTGATCCTGGTTTATCTCCTCGATAAGTTCTATAACGATATTATCAGCACCTATCTGGTTGAAGACTTCTGTGAATCGTTGATTGCGATGCAGGCCGCTTATGACGTGGTTGCGGTGCTTGCTTAGTCGCCATTCCAGATCGCGCTTGGTGCTGCCGACGTAGAAGAACTGATTTGAATTCTGAGCGCGAAGGCCGTAGATGCGACAGATGTCACTCTCACTCATCCTTCATTGCTCCGGTGACTGGGATTCATTACTACCGTGACCATGAACGGATGCGGCTTGCGCTCGTTCTCCCGTGCCTTTGCCTTATTGCGCTGCCGGATAATTTCGTTGCGGGCTAAGCGTTGCTCACGTTTGCTGTCAATGTTCTGCTCCGTGCTCATTTCTTACTCTCCGACGCGAGTGGCGCGTCAACAGTCTACAAATCGACCTTCGGCGATTGCTTTAACCTCAGCTGATGTTGGCCGCGATCGTAATCGGTCTGCTTCGTCGCTGGCTTCCTGTTTAGTTTGAAACTGGCGCTTGATATAGCTCACCATCCAACCGCCAATATCCAAATCTGATGTTGCTGCGCCAATGCACCGCGTGACCTTAATCTCGACCGTGCTCATTTCGCCTCTCTCCGTGGCCTGCCCGCATTCTTCACACTGCGCTCGTTCGGCTGAAACTTATCCAGTTCACTGCGCTTGATACCAACTACCGCGACGTTAGTCGAAGTCGCCTTTAACTTCCCGGTTTCAATCGCAGTGTAAATTGCCTGTCGCGATACACCTTTGATTTCCGCGGCTTCTGTCACTGTTAGTATCTCGCTCATTTCCCGGATAAGTTACATGCTTAAAAATAATTTGTCAACAGGTAAAATAAGTCATTGACAGGTGTCAAATTGTCGAGTATAGTCCCTCCCACGATGACAAAGACGGACACGACAACTGAGCTTCCCGAGATAATCAAACGAGCACTGACTCAAACTCTCACAACGGAGAATGTAATGCGAGCCATTAATCACAACGCAGAAGCACTGAGACAGGCACTGGCAGATACATTTAATGACCGGACTAAAAAGAATAAGTGATCAGATTAAGTTCCAGCGTAAGGTTGAGCGCGTAGTCAAGAGTCTCGATATCGACGATCCGCTGGTCTGTCACGATAGTAAGGATATGAAGGATGATGAATATGAAGATGATGGATCTCTTCACATTCAGCGGGCAGGAGTGCGATACGTCTTTGACGTTAGCGATGGGCAAAGCGCGACAGGCGAAGAACAAAACCGACAGACGCGCGCGATCATGGAGGCACTAAATATGAAGCGAAAGATTACAGACCGCGTGTTAGTCGAAGAAGGCGATGAAAATAATGACGCTGAGCATGAGTGTAACTGTGAGTATTGTACGCGGAATTGGTAGGCAAAGAACGGAGCGAAGAAATGAGCGAACCGATTAAGCAGATGTACAGAGACATTGAGATCATACTGCTCGAAGATGAAAACGTCTGGCAGTTCACCGTCAACGGACGCCAGCGTAAAGCGCCAACATTACCAAAGGCGCGCGAGTATATTGACAACGCGCTGGATCGGATTGAGACAAAGAAGGAAAAGCCGTGGGAGCCGATTGATGCTTACTTCCTTGATTCGTACCCGAACTCGTTGGGTAATCTGCAAAAGGGGAAAATCACATCTGTCGCCGGGAGAGACTACCGAGGCCGCGATGAGGTGTGGTTTTCATCTGACAAGGCCGGACGCCGCAAGGTATCGATAACTTCAATGGTAGCTGTGTCTGATAGTAACAATGTGATTCTTGCGCGATTGAAGGAAAACGAAAAAGAGCAAGACAGACTGGCCGAGGCTTTCAGACGTGACGCCGCGCTGCTCTTGCGAGTGGATCTGCCAAAGAACGGCGACGGCGAGTAGTCGCACTTCCCCGCGTCAGGAACCGAGTCGAGAGAGGAGGGGTTGAGTGATGGCTTGCACACGTGACATTCGGTGT